ATAGTTGGACCTGAAAAAGGAAACTTCAGGTTGGCCGACGAGATGCGCATCTTGGGCACCTACGGCAACGAGTTGAGCAATACCTCCAGACATATTTTATATTATACTAAGGTTTTATTTTTTAAATATCTTCCGTGAAGGTTCCATAATTCGTTTTGAGTTTGGTATATATTTCCGCGACTGGATTAATATTGGATGTTGTACTCACGTTAGAAACTGTAACAACCTCGGCACCGACTGTTACTTTACCTTGTGTTTTTGAATCTTTACTGATATGGTGATCGAACATGGCTGATACGGTATACGTATTCGAATCTGGGGAAATTTGAATATTCATGTGATATTGTTGATTTTTACGTAATCCTACGTAAAATTCTGATAATTCTGCGCCTGTGTTAAGACTTTTAGTTTCGGTGACCTGTATTCCCATTGGGTATATATACTTTAAAAATATATTATTTTATTTTATTTGGCGATAGTTCGTTGAAACGTTGTAGGAATCGTTCCACAAAATTAATTGTCTAGTATTTATAGAATTCAAACCATTCGGCGGTCCACTCATTACCCGAAGTATCACGTGCCTTTATTACAAGCTCGTACCTGTAGTTGGGGGTACTTTGAAAATAGAATGTCTGTGCGTTCGGATCGGGGAATATGTTGAATGTATCCCTGTCCGTACCCATGGTCATTACTTTGAAAGCACTAGGACTGTTTTTATCAACAGAACCAAAGGCGTTCGTAAAGTAAAAATGATACTCGTACGGTAAAGATGTTGGTAAAGTGTGGTCTAAATTTATTTTTTCAAAATTAGAAGGCATACTGGTATAGACTGTAGAATTGAAGTTATAATTCGTAGGGGAGAAACTCGAACTAATATCAATACCATTAAAGTAGTATGGAGGCATGCCCATCGACGTGGTTATGTTCGTATTGAAATCACCTGTAGCATAACCTCCTCCTCCTCCACCACCACCGGATGCCGCATTCATTTCTTCTACCGTAAACAAAATTGTATATGGATAATCAGCCGTACTAGCTCGAAGAACCTCATGGTGCATACGGTATTCCTTATTGTACGTTAACGTCATACCAACACTTTTATCAAAATTTGTATATACATTTGTTTGAGACGCTTGACTCCAAGAACTAAAACTATTGTTATAATAAAATTCTATCTGACTCGCCTGAAATGTGGGACTAGATGGATCACCTTGTGTAAAATAAAAGTCGTGTGAATGACCGACCCCTAAATACCCAAGTTTTAATCGAAACGTACTCCCGGAAAACGATGCAGACGAAGTGTAGGCTACGTTATGTATCGCAGAATCTCGATTATTTGTGTTTATTCCGTTATAAAGAAAATCTGGACTAAATTCCCTTGTTTTTGTAAAGTCCGCGGCTGATAATTTTGCTTCGATAGTTACTTGATTCGTATTTTCTTTTGTAATTTCAAGTATTAAAAAACTAACTGCTGTTGCGTTGTTGTCATATGGAATATGAATAGTATGATCTTGAAAATTTGAAAAAACGGTATGAGTCGTACCATTTATAATGACTGATAAAGAAGAACCTCGCGCGATTTGTCCTTCTATTGAAATGGCCGATGTATGCAATTTTAAAACCAGTTTTTGACCTTGGGTCATTGCTGTTGAAATATTTAATGTATCAAACGTCGATGACGTACTACCAACGCTATAAGATGTTTCGTTATACATATAATCGTATGGACCACCACTAACAGAAACACTGATCTCATTCGAAAAATGACTTACACTAGTCGTACCAGCAGTCGCACCACCACCACCACCACCGGAAGCTGTAGCCCACGACGGACTACCCCCGGCAACTGTAAGTACCTCTCCAGCCGATCCTATACCAAGTGTAGTTAATGAAGTAGGACCATTCGCGTATATAATATCACCTGTAATGTAACTTGATATATTTGTACCACCTCTAGCAACTGCTAAAGTACCAGATGAAATATTACCTGCTTGTAAAGTTGTTAAACTATACCCTGAACCATTAAACGAGGATGCAGTTACTGAACTTGTAAATCTCCCTGTACCTAAAACGTCTAATTTGTAAATTGGATTTGTTGTTCCTATACCAACGTTACCACTCGAATTAATTCTGAATCTTTCACTATTAGCTGTTGTAATTGTAAACGTATCATTTGATGGAAACCCAAACTTTGTATCGGAATCACTTGTATGTGTAATATAATCGGCAATATCACCACTAAAACCACCACCGGAAGCTGCAGCCCACGACGGAATACCCCCAGCAACTGTAAGTACCTCTCCAGCCGATCCTATACTCAGTTTAGTTAATGAACCAGCACTCGAGTATAAAATCTCACCTGTCGAGTAACTTGATATATTTGTACCACCTCTAGCAACTGCTAAAGTACCAGATGAAATGTTAGTTGCACTCAAACTTGTTAAACTTGCCCCCGAACCATTAAACGAGGATGCAGTTAATGAACTTGTAAATCTCCCTGTACCTAAAACGTCTAATTTGTAAATTGGATTTGTTGTTCCTATACCAACGTCACCACTCGAATCAATTCTGAGTCTTTCTGTATTATTTGTTGTAATTGTAAACGTATGATTTTGTGGAAACCCAAACCTTGAAACGTCCCCGATTGGACCATCATACGAAATATAACTGCCAATTATAACTTCACCCGTGTTATAGAGTATGTCACTACCTGAAGTTGTCCAAGGACTTGAAGCACCACCAGAAGCTGCAGCCCACGATGGGTTACCTCCGGCAACTGTAAGTACCTCTCCAGCCGATCCTATACTCAGTTTAGTTAATGAACCACCACTCGAGTATAAAATCTCACCTGACGAGTAACTTGTTATATTTGTACCACCATCTCCAACTGCAAGTGTTCCTGTAATGGAAGAAGCGCCTAGATCGACCGCGAGTTGATTTGATTCGATAACCAAACCCCCGTTTGTTTTTGCATCTATGGCCACCGTGGGTGTTCCACCTTCAGAAGCTGCACCAGCTGTAATACCATTACCACCAGATATAGATTGTACGTAATTACCTGTCGTGTGCGAACCTAAAGTTATAAGGTTATCAAGTGTAGTTGCACCCGTCCCACCATCTCCAACTGCAAGTGTTCCTGTAATGGAAGAAGCGCCTAGATCGACCGCGAGTTTATTTGATTCGATAACCAAACCCCCGTTTGTTTTTGCATCTATGGCCACCGTGGGTGTTCCACCTTCAGAAGCTGCACCAGCTGTAATACCATTTCCACCGGTTATAGATTGTACGTAATTACCTGTCGTGTGCGAACCTAAAGTTATAAGGTTATCAAGTGTAGTTGCACCCGTCCCACCATAACTTACTGCTAAAGTACCAGACGTTATATTATCCGCGTTTAAGCTTGTTAAACCTGACCCTGAACCAGTAATTGAACCGGATGTAGTAACATTACCACATAAAACATTCCCCCAAATATTCGCGGTAATGTACCCGTCAGATGATGCATTTGTTGGTACTATATCAGTACTACTTGGATCGCTGTATGTAAATGCAATGGTATATTCCTTCTCATCCCCTCTAAAACCCGCCACAACATTTGCAGTTGGTCTGGTCATGATCATACCCATGTCTATTGTATCAATAGCATTCGCATTACCCACTTCAATGATTGGATCGGAAACACTATGTATTTCAGAATGTTGAAATGTGGCACTACCTTGAACAAGTAAATTACCTGTAACAGTTAGATTTGAAGAAAGTGATGTAACTTCGGTTGCGGTATTATAAGATATTTTACTATCGCCAAATGTATTATCAGCTTTTATATACGGTATTTTACCCGATGTTAATGTAGTTGCACCCGTACCACCATCTCCAACTGCGAGTGTTCCCGTAATGGAAGAAGCGCCTAGATTGACCGCGAGTTGATTTGATTCGATAACCAAACCCCCGTTTGTTTTTGTATCAATAGATAATGTGTGTGCAATAGTTTCACCTGATGTTGCACCCGTAGTCGTAATACCATTACCACCTGTAATCGTGGAAACGTAGTCACCTGTTGTACCTGTACCTAAAGTTATATCACCACCACCACCACCACCACTACCTATATCTGAAGTTAATACATTTGTATTGTAAAGTTCTTTAGTTGTTGGATTGTATCCAATAACAGTTGTAGATGCTGGATTTGTTACACGTAAAGGTGCCATATAAATACTATCACCTGATGATGCATTAATAGCTGTAGAAGAAGCGTTTAAAACAATTGTATTATCCGCCTGATTTGTAGGAGCCTGTTTACCAAACCGGATTTTGGTAGACCGCTCGATTGTCGGTAAATTTTTAACCATTTATTATAAGTGTGTATTTTAATTTGCATAAATAAGACCAGCCATACCATTTTCAATTCGAAGTATGTTATAATTAACTGCATATATAGGATCGGTAATATTCATTGTTTGACTAACTATCCTGACTGAATCTACACGGCTAAAATTGAGTGTTCCTGACGGTTGGAGTGAACTCGACATTATGCAAAAACAGTATAAGAAAAAATCGGGGGACGTAACAAAGTTTGTATGGTAATAATTCATAACGTCTATAAAGTGTGGTTTAGCCCATTTAAAATTGGTTATATCTGCCCCATTAATCTGTATTTTTACTTTATTTGTTGTTGATGTTAAGGCACCTGTTCCAGATGTATCGGAAGATGCGATATATTTTACGGGGTGATTAAATGTTAATTCCTGTATACGTTCATTCGACGCAATATTTTTTTGAACTTGTGTAATTATTATATTGTGATTTTTGTCAACCAATTCTTTACGTTCATGATCATCAAGGTAATAATAATTCGAATAACATTCAAAGTTGTAGTTTCCTGCATCTGGGCCCCAATGTATACGCAACTCAACATCGTGATACTGGAGTGCGACTAAAGGTAAAGCAGATTGTGTACCTTCACAAAAAAAGAAACGAAATGGGTAAAAATAAGAAAGTGCACTTATACCTGGGTGTGGACCCAAGGCACTTTTTGATACATTTGTCGCGAATGTATCTATAGCTATATTCTCTGTAAAAACTGCATCCTGTTCATCTATAACTTGACCACCGATAAGAAGTTCGACTTTATTTATAAGTGTACCCCAATTTTGTATATCAAGGGCTTCTGAATTATTATCAATTGTTAGATATGTGTACCCTAACATATCACCAGTTCTATCAAAACGAATAGATGACATAGAATTTGCACCGGGATTTCCTTTTATAACCTGTGATTCGACGACCTGAGAAAAATTTGTATGTCTTTTAAAAGATGATACAAAAAAGCTTACTTCTGGTGTACCTGTGATATATTCATCTTGAGCACCTATTGCAACGAGTTGAACGATACCAGATGACATTTATAATAAGAAAAGGTTAAAATTTTACATATTATTTATCAATCGTCTGGAATGGTAAATTTTTCCGTTTACAAACGAATCTAAAAATAAAAAAGTTGTCATCTGTACCCGCTATACTATCTCCGTCCTGGTTTAATAAACTAAACGTTAATTTATTGATTTTTCGTATGGGTGTTAAATATTGTTGTACGACTGGATAATTGTCTTTAAAAATGATCTGGGTTGCTGTACCACTCCCACTAATCAAACTCCCAAACAAATTATTTAACTTTGATAAAGCTGGCTGACCTTCGTACCCATAAATATTTGATGTTCGTTGTGCATAATTTGTATCGAGTTCGTTTATGGATATGTAACATACATTTGAATTCGTTGTTGTAATTTGTGCAGCGATAAGTCTTACCTGGACAACATCTTCGAGTGTTTGCTGAAGATGTACATTGAATGTATTTTTACTTGATTGACCTATAGTGTCAACGGTAATCGTATGATACTCATATTCAAAATCGGGTAAAGTGGATTGACTCGTCACTAAAGCCATTTATATATACTGGAGATTTTACTTCATCTTATACCCCGCTTGTTCGCGAACAAGTTTTTGTCCGTCACATACACCACCTTTACTGTCGGAGTAGTATGCATTACCCAAACATTCTTGAGTCGATGGGATATCGAAGAGTGAACCCGTATTGATGGTTTCGATTTCGACATCTTTACCCTGGTACCCACTGGTACGGAACATTGCGAGAACACACAATACTGCGATGATGATGACGATAGCTTTGATCGTGTTTCTGTTGGTGGCGTTAAGTTTCATTTATATTGAAACAACATTTTTTATAAAGTGCGTTAAAGAGATTAGAATAGTTTCAATATAAAGAGTAATAGTAATGGACGGTGAAATTATTCTTGATCGTAAAAATACG